TCTCTCTATCTATACTTCTTCTTCTTCTTCTTCTTTAGTTAAAAAGAGACTGTAGTAAATGTAGTATCTGTAGTTTATCTTTAAAATCAACAACTTAGGACGCTACACAAGTCGCTACACAGGCTGCGCCACCAGAGTGAGTGTGGACCCCAAAGAGCGTGTGTACAACGGTTTCCACATGTGTTAGAGCGGTTTACGCCGGTGGGAAACAGTTTACGATCCACCCCATTCGTGAAACGCATTCAAATATTCTTTGTGGAGATGGACTATGGCGGTTGGTGGAGCAAGAGCAGGTGCTGGGCGTCCGAAAGGAACGCTCGCCAAGGTCACTGCCAAGGCCCGCGAAGCCGCCATGGAGACCGGATTGCTCCCACACGAGTGGTTGTTGATGGTCAGTCGCGGCGAAGGCATCAAGCAGAAGCGCTGGGTCGTCAAGTACGACGCCAAGGGCAATGAGAAGAGCCGTGAGCTTGTGGAAGAAGAAGTCTACGCTGACTTCCCCACGCGCATCGATGCCGCGAAGGCTGCTTCCCCATACTACGCACCACGACTTGCTGTGCAAACCGTCTCAGTGACCGGCAACTCGGATGCTGTGGCTGAGACCTTGAAGTCAATTGCGGAGAAGCTGCCGGTATGATTGACATCGCCCACCAAAAGGACATGGAACGCTGGTACCCGTTGACCGAGCATCCAGTTCAAACCGACTTGGTCAATGACAAGGTGCGGTTCAAGGTGGTGCCTGCTGGTCGTCGGTCTGGTAAGACTGAACGCGCCAAGCGCTTCGTGGTTCGTGAGGCCATGCGTGAACCAGGTCCTTACTTCGTGGCTGCTCCTACTCGGGACCAAGTCAAGCGGATCTACTGGCAAGACCTCAAACGTCTGTGCTTCACCTCAGTCCTTGGCGACCGCTCAGTCAGTGAGTCTGAACTCCAGATACGGCTGCCCAACGGAGCCACCATCAGCCTCGTCGGCCTTGACCAACCTCAGCGCATGGAAGGTGTGTTGTGGATTGGCGGCATCATCGATGAGATCGCTGACGTACGCGAAGGTGCTTGGCAAGAGAACATCAGTCCCGCCCTCGATACGTTCAACCCGCTGCGCCCTGACTACCGGCCATGGTGCTGGCTCATTGGTGTGCCTGACGGCTTGAACCACTACTTCGAGATGGCTGAGTACGCTCGCACCTCGGGCGACGCTGATTGGAAGCTGTACACCTGGAAGAGCGCTGACATCCTGCCCAGGGACGTGATCGATGCTGCCAAGCGCCGCATGTCACCTCGCCAGTACCGGCAGGAGTATGAGGCCAGCTTCGAGACCGCCTCAGGCCGCGTGTACGAGGACTATAGCCCGAAGAACTACACCACTGAGACGATCAAGAGCCATGAGCAACTGATGTGGCACCATGACTTCAACTTCACGCCCATGAGTTCAGCCATCGGTGTGCGTCGTGGCAATGACTTCTACATCCTCGATGAGATCATCCTGACCAGCGCGACGTCTCGGCAGTCAGCCCTCGAGTTCGTGGAGAAGTTCAAGAACCACGCCAACCGCAAGGTCATTGTGTACGGCGACCCTGCAGGCCGAGCTGGTGAGAAGCACGGACATGCCTCAGACTACACTGAGATGGAGCAGGTGCTGCGTGCCAACAACTGGCAGGTCGAGCGCAAGGTCAAGGCCGCTGCTCCTGCCATCAAGGACAGGCAGAACGCCGTACGCGCCAAGATCTGCAACGCCAAGGGCGAGGTCAGTCTGTTCGTGAACACCGAGAAGTGCAAGTACGTTCACAAGGGCTTTGCCACCGTGCAGATCAAGAAGGGCAGCACCTTCCTCGAAGAAGAGAGCGACTACCAACACATCACCACGGCTGTGGGTTACTGCGTCGACTACGAGTGGCCGATCCGCATGGACAAGAAGCCCATCGACGCTGCGCCACTCCCATCAGTCAACCATTTCAATACAAGGACCTAACCATGGCACGCACCAAAGAAGAACGGCACTCGCTCATCCATCAGGATGCCATGGCCGAGTTTGAGAAGATCCAGACCGCCTTGCGCGATGAACGCCTGCAGTGCCTGCAAGACCGTCGCTTCTACTCCATCTCAGGTGCTCAGTGGGAAGGTCCACTTGGTGTCCAGTTCGAGAACAAGCCGCGCTTCGAGGTCAACAAGATCCACTTGGCAGTCATTCGCATCATCAACGAATACCGCAACAACCGCATCAGCGTGAACTTCGTCAGCAAGGAAGGCGAGGACGCCGATGACTTGGCTGACACCTGCGCCGCTCTGTACCGGGCTGACGAGCAGGACAGCACAGCTGAGGAAGCCTACGACAATGCCTTCGAGGAGGCAGTTGGTGGTGGCTTTGGAGCCTGGCGTCTGCGTACCTGCTACGAGGATGACGAGGATGACGAGGACGAGCGTCAACGCATCCGCATCGAACCGATCTTTGACGCCGACAGTTCGGTGTTCTTCGACCTGAACGCCAAGCGCCAAGACAAGGCTGATGCCAAGAAGTGCTTCGTGCTGACTGCCATGACGCGTGATGCCTACCGCGAGGAGTACAACGACGACCCAGCCTCGTGGCCGAAACAGATCCATCAACGCATGTTCGACTGGCTCACGCCTGACGTCGTCTATGTGGCTGAGTACTACTGCGTCGAGGAGCAGCGCGAAATCATCCACATCTACCGCGGCCTCGATGGTACTGAGCGCAAGGTGCCTGACAGCGAACTCAATGAGGACGACACCCTCGAGGAGACGCTCGCAGCCACTGGCTTCCGTGAGGTTCGTCAGAAGAAGGTGAAGCGCCGCAAGGTGCACAAGTACATCATGAGCGGCAAGGGCATTCTTGAGGACTGCGGCTTCATTGCTGGCAAGTGCATTCCCATCATTCCCGTGTACGGCAAGCGCTGGTTCGTCGACAACGTGGAACGCTGCATGGGTCATGTCCGCTTGGCCAAGGATCCTCAGCGCCTGAAGAACATGCAGCTCAGCAAGCTTGGTGAGTATGCCGCCTACTCCTCCATTGAGAAGCCGGTATTCACGCCTGAGCAGGTCGCTGGCCACCAAGTGATGTGGGCTGAGGACAACATCAAGAACTATCCGTACCTGCTGATCAATCAGCTCACGGACCAGAACGGTCAGCCCGTCGCGATTGGCGCTCAGTCCTACACCAAGGCCCCTGAGATTCCTCCGGCCATGGCTGCTTTGCTGCAGATCACCGAGCAAGACATGCAGGACGTTCTTGGCAACCAGCAAGCAGGTGAGCAGCTGCAGCCCAACATCAGTGGCAAGGCAGTTGAGCTGATCCAGAACAAGTTGGACATGCAGACGTTCATCTACATCAGCAACTTCAGCAAGGGCATCAAGCGCTCGGGCGAAGTCTGGCTTTCCATGGCCAAGGACATCTTGGTTGAAGAAGGTCGCAAGATGAAAGGTGTCACCGGTTCAGGCGAGACCACTCAGATCGAGCTGCTCAAGCCGCGCGTCGACGAGTCTGGCAAGGTGGAGTACGAGAACGACCTGGCTGAGGCCGACTTCGACGTTGGTGTGGACATCGGTCCATCGTCAGCCAGCAAGAAGCAAAGCACCGTGCGTTCGCTGACCGGCATGATGAGCATCACCCAAGATCCTGAAACCCTGCAGGTCCTAGGTGCCATGGCCATGATGAACATGGAGGGCGAAGGTATTAGTGAGGTTCGTGACTATTTCCGCCACAAACTGATTAAAATGGGAGTCGTTAAACCTTCTGACGAAGAGATGGCGGCTCTGCAGCAAGAATTGCAGAACCAACCACCTGATCCGAATGCTGAGTTCCTCAAAGCATCGGCTGATCAGGCTTCGGCTGCGGCAGTCAAGGCACGGGCAGATACCGTGCTGACCATTGCCAAGGCTAAGGAGACCGAAGCGAAGACCGCTGAAACCCTGTCGAACATCGATCGGGCAGACATCGGGCAGCTGCTTCAAATGACACAAGCTCTTGGCGAGTCGGCGCCTCCCAGTGGTGTGATGCCACCGTCGGTACCAGGAGCAGCGTAATGTGGTATCCACCCGGCCACTTCTATCGGGTGAGTTTCGAATGGGGTCAACCATGAACAAAAAGGCAGACGGTACTGCGGCAGATGACGACAACACGGTTGTCTTGGACGGCGAGCAAGCTGGTGAGGGCGAAGGCGAGGGTAACCTCGACGAAGGCCAAACTGGTGAGGGCGAAGGTCAAGGCGCTGGCGAGTCCGATGATGTCGTTGTGACCATTGGTGAGGAACCGCCTCCTCAAGAAGAAGAGCAAGCTCATGCACCTGAATGGGTTCGTGAACTGCGCAAGAACTACCGCGAACTTCAACGTGAAAAGCGTGAACTTGAAGAGAAGCTGAAGGGTGCCACGACTGCTGAGACCAAGCCGGCAGCACTGGGTCAAAAGCCGAAACTCGAAGAGCACGACTACGACACGGACAAGTACGAGGCAGCACTGGCAAATTGGTACGAGCAGAAGCGCAAAGTCGATGAGCAAGCAGCCAAGGCGGAAGCCGAGGCCAAAGCAGCGAATGATGCGTGGCAAGCGAAGTTGGCATCCTACGGCAAAGCTAAGACCGAGCTGAAGGTGAAGGACTTCGATGATGCAGAGCATGTGGCCCAGGAGACACTCTCCCAGACCCAGCAAGGCATCATTCTGCAAGGTGCCGAGAACCCCGCGCTGTTGATCTATGCGCTTGGCAAGAACCCGAAGAAAGCAAAAGAGCTGGCTTCAATCACTGACCCCGTAAAGTATGCTTTTGCGGTGGCGAAACTGGAGACTCAATTGAAAATATCACAACGCAAAGCACCTCCGCCTGAAGACACCATTGTCCGGGGAACCGGCAGTTCGTCTGGTGCGGTTGACTCAACCCTCGAACGGCTGCGTGCCGATGCCGCGAAGACTGGTGACTACACGAAGGTCACCCAGTACAAGATGCAGAAGCGCAACGCCAAGTAATCCCTCAATCCGATAGGAGTATTCCATGTCCAATTTGTTTAGCAAAGAAGAGCGAGTCGCGTTCGAACTCCTGCTCGAAGGTTTCCAGGACGCCCTGGTGCTGTCCCGCAACGTCTCCATCTACAACACCGACCAGGTGACGATGGAACGCACGAGCGACACCATCTGGCGTCCGCAGCCTTACATCAGCCAGTCCTTCGATGGCACTGACCAGACCACCAACTTCAAGGACTACACGCAGCTCGCCGTGCCGGCTCGCATCGGCTTCAGCAAGTCCGTACCTTGGGTGCTGACCACGAAAGAACTTCGTGACGCACTGCAAGAACAACGTCTGGGCGAAGCTGCCAAGCAGAAGCTGGCGTCTGACATCAACGTCGCCGTGATGCGTGTCGCTGCGCTGCAAGGCACCTTGGTGGTCAAGCGTTCGACTGCCGCATCTGGCTTCGATGACGTGGCGCAGGCTGAAGCGATCATGAACGAGCAAGGTGTCCAAGCCTTTGACCGTTACATGGCGCTGAGCACCCGTGACTACAACGGCATGGCCAGCAACCTCGCAGGTCGTCAGACCATGCAGGGCAAGCCGGTTACCGCCTACGAGAAGGCCTACGTCGGCACGGTCGCTTCGTTCGAGACCTACAAGCTCGACTACGCGAACCGCCTGCAGGCTGCTGCCGGTGGCGCTGGTATCACGATCAGCACGTTGGATGCAGGCGGCAACGTCTACACCCCGCGCGCCACGACCACTGCAACGACTGGCGAAGTCGGCAACGTTGACAACCGCTTCCAGCAAGTGACTGTCTCCTCGACCACCAACGTGGTTGCTGGCGACTGCTTCACGATTGCTGCCGTCAACGCCGTGCACCACATCACCAAGCAGGACGCTGGCCAGTTGAAGACCTTCCGCGTCATCTCGGTGGACTCCGGCACGACCATGACCATCAGCCCTCCGCTGATCACCAATCAGGTGGCCAACGACGCTTCGGCCGAGTACCAGAACTGCGTGGTGAACACCAAGGCTGCCAACTCGGCAATCGTGTTCCTGAACACCGTGGCCGGTTACGCCAACCCGTTCTGGCAGAAGGATGCTCTCGAACTCCTGCCCGGCCGCTACGCTGTGCCGACCGACGCAGGTACCGCTGTGATGCGCGCTTCCACCGACCAGGGCATCGAACTGGTCATGCAGAAGTGGTACGACATCAACACCATGAAGATCAAGTATCGTCTCGATACGCTGTTCGGCGTGGTGAACAAGCAGCCTGAGATGTCCGGCATCATCTTGTTCAGCCAGACCTAAACGTAGACGCAGGGACTTCGGTCCCTGTTCTTGCTCAATCATCTTCATAGGAGTTAAACATGTCTTCTCTCGTCGTAGGTCCTCTCGGCAACGTGACCGTTGTCGTCCCCGCAGCTGGCAGCATCGCTGTGTACACCAAGGGTTCGTCCCAAGTGTCGCAGGTCGTCGGCTATCCCAACCACCCTGACACGCTCAGCCTGCTGGGCAC